GATCCAACGGTGCATGCGTTCTGAACCTTTTGAAAAACAATATGCTGCGGCTACCACAAAACAACTGTAGGGTATGCCTGGGGTAATCAAGCCTATGTAGGCCATGCCAAGACTTAGAAAACCCAATATGTTCCAAAATAATTTTTTCATGTTATGCTGCCACTATGCGGTTAGGTACTGCGGCTTGGATGATATCCGCATGTAGGTTTGGTTGAAATTTACCACCTGACGCTCCATTCAATGTGGCTAATATGTTTCCAGGTTTTGATTTTCGTATGCAGAGTCCACCATATGGAAGATTGGGCAAGGCAAAACTCATGTGAACCCATACAGTCTTGCTTGGTAGATATTCCAGCAACAGTTGATCGTAGGGAATATTCTGTTCAATCCATTTGGCTATTTCAAAATAGTTGTGTGCAGGGACACCTCGAAATTGTAGATCACAGGCCTGTCCAGTACCGTGTTGACCGCCTCCAATGGTTGATCCATGTCTATAGGAGTTGGTCACTAGTGTGTTTGGATACTTGGCTTTGATTGGTTCTATGCAATTTTGTGCCAGGGCCGCAAGATTGTTTATCACTGCTGTGGGACCAGCAACCGAAGGATGGCATTCTGCTAACTGTGGTATGGTCCTAGGAAAGGTGACATTTTTTATCATCTGTGCCAAGGTAGTGCCTTTGGGTGTCAACACCATCTCCATAGAGATGCCAGCGGTCACAGCAGAAAAGTCTTGACTCTTCTTGGGAGGGCTGGCTTTTACTCCTGGGCCTTTGGGTTCTGGAGTTGTAGTCAATTGTTTGTATTCTGCCGCAGTGATCCTGCCCTCAGCTAGAAACCTATCTGCTTGTTCCTTGCCTAATGTATTGTTATCATCACCTTCTACATTCTGCACTGCTGATGTCACTGTGACAAACGGCACTGCTGGTGGAGAAGATGCGCCACCAGTACTGGCAGCATTGTATAATGCAATTAAAACACCGTTGGCATAGACATTGACAGCATCGTAGACTGGTTCAACTCTTCCATTGGTACCAAATCGCAGGCCTGTAATCGCAGTAAACGGGTGTGTATGCGGGACTGGTGGAAAAGGTCCAGTTGCGGTATTTGATGCCGAAGTTGACGGGTTTATCGTTGGTGTGGCCATTTAGAATTTAGCTATGTCGTTTAGTTTAGAATGATAATCTGTCAATGCTGTTAGCCCTATTGCTCCGGTGTCATCGACAGAAATTTTATACATGCTGGCTGCTAACAACCAACTATAAGCCGGTATGGTTTTTATACCGTCTGTCGACGCCATTACAACTAATTGTTCAAGTGCTGTAGCGATTCTTTCATATTTGTCCGAGTAGTCAATGGCCATATTGCCAGTTGACTCGTCAAACACAACATTTATAGTTGTTGAAGAGTCTTGTGCTTGTACTGGTTCAACTTGAAAACGTGGTCCTTGAGACATAGTATGATCCTAAAGTAGTATTTAAGCCAATGCAATACCAGTGGTTGACTGGATAAATTGATCAGCAAATGCTTTGTCTGTGGCTTCTGCTACTGTTACTGTTGTTTTTAACAGTTTGATCTCTTTGTTGGGATCTACTGTAAACAAATAGGGCATCAATCCCGGCCCTTTTGGTCCCATTCCAATTACCTGTGGATTTTTTAGTTTGTAGTATGCAGCACCGTCTTCAACTAGTTTGGCAACAATTTCTTCACCACTGGTTAGTTTTAATGTGATTACTTCACCTTCTGCAACACCTTTGTCTATTAACATCATATTTCACCTTTGCCGAATCCGCCGGCTGTTTGTTCTAAATGTTGGCGCAGTTCTGTAAACCCGCCAATTAGTTGATTATGAATAAAAATCTGGGGAACGGTTCTTGCATTAGGCACAGCTTCTAAAAGCTCTTCTCTAGTGTAACCATCTCCAATCTTACGTTCTTCGTATTTAATACCTCGTTGTGTTAGCAGGGCTTTGGCCTGATCACAATAGGGGCAATTATACTTACTCCATACGATAGCTGTCATTGCATTTCCTTTGTTAATTTGAATAAATCACAGCACCTTTTTTGTCCGTGACTCGAACCAACAATACACCTTTGCGTTTGTACTGTAAAGCGGCACTAATAGCTGCTTGTTCACTGTTATAAGTTCCTATAACGATCCAGCTTTCGTAGGGTGAGTTGCGTTTGTACTGTGCTTTAAACATACATTATATAGCTGGCAATGCATCATAGTCAAGATTTTCGCTCATTACACCTATGACATAGTTGGTGCTTTCGCTTTCTTGTAGAGCTGTTTGTTTTTTGCTGGTATCAACGTGTTTGTTAAACCAAGGAATTGGAGTTGATCTAGGAGCAGCCTGCTGATATTTTATGCCAATGTCTTTGAGTGCGCCCACTGCTGTGTAGTCCACAAAGTCTTTGAGAATGTTGGCATTCAACCCAATCACTGGGCCTTTGTTGAACAAGTAGTCAGCCCATTCTTTTTCTTCACGTATGACATCTAGATACAATGCGTATACTTCAGACTCACATTCTGCTTTGACTTCAACAAAGCGATGGTCTTCTTTGACCACTTGATTAATTAAGAACGCTGTCCAGCCTTTGTGTAACAGTTCGTCTTGTAGGATCAATTGGATGATGTTGCCATTGCCCATGAAGATCTTGTTCTCTACCATTGCAAGGCTTGTAGCAAAGCTAACCATAAAGCGGAATGCTTCCAAAGCATACGATGCGTGTAGTGCCATCCAAATTGCTCGGATATATTCTTTTTCTGGAATTGTTTCGCCTAATTGTTTACGACAGTTGATAACGTGTAATGCTTCATAGTAGTTGCCAACACTTGATGCCATATCCACAATTTCTTTGGTATCATGTATGGTGTTGAACACATCTTTGGGCACGTTGTAGATGTTACGGATAATATGGCTGTAACTCTTTGAATGAATGTTTGTTTCAAAGAATGTCCAATTGTACACCAATGCTTCCAATTCAGGCAGGCTAATCACCGGCATAAAGATTTGACTTGGTCCACGTCCTTGCAAACTATCCAATGCTGTTTGGCGTAGCAAGTTGCTGGTGAAGATATGCTTCACAGCATCACTGGCATCCTTGAAATCGTTTGAGTCTTTAGTAAGGCTGATCTCTTCTGGTTGCCAAAAGAAGCCACGTGCTGTTGCTTCAAAGTCTGCAATCTTCTTATACTTAACTTCTTCAAATCGTTGAATAGTAACCGGCCCGGCTGGATCCAGAAACATCTTACGATTAAGATAGTCTGTCTTTGTGTGTAAATTGTATTGTTGTTTGCTCATAGTTTGCATGCCTCGCAGTCGTCTTCTTCTATGATTTCACGTTCATTGTGGAATCCGTTGTAATGAACTTCTGGTGTTCGTTGTTCTTGTCTACTACCGGCCTTGTTGATTAGGCTGTAGTAGAATGTTTTCAATCCCCATACATGTGCCTGCATCAAGTTCTTGGCAATCAATGTGGTGGGCACTTTGCGATCCGCAAAGTGTGCTGGGTTGTAGAATGTATTGGTTGAGATACTTTGATCAACATAAGCTGCCAAGACCGCTGCTGTTTTAATATAACCGTCACAGTCTTTCTGTTCCCACATCAGTTGATATTTGTGTTTCAATCTATTGTATTCCGGAACTACCTGTGTGAATGATCCTGCCTTGCTTTCTTTAGTAGAAATCAAACTCATAGGCATTTCAATACCATTGGTTGAATTGATAACCACAGAACTAGACTCCACGGGTGCAATCGCCATTAGTGTGGCATTTCGCACACCGTGTAACATCATTTCTTGTCGTAGTGGTTCCCAGTCAAGTTCTGGTGCAAAGTCAGTGAGCTCGTTTACTCCTCTGGCTCTTCTTTCCCAAGGGAACTCTCCCTTGCCGTATCTGGTGTGATCGGAATCTTTACAGCGTCCTCTTTCTTTCGCCATTTCGACCGTGGCCTCTGTAAGGTAAAAGGCTTGATGCTCCATCCAAACTTTAACTTCTGCCAGTGCGTCTTTGTCGCCATATTTTATTCCCCTTCTTGCATGCCAATAAGCAAGGTTGGTTACTCCAATACCTAGC